GTAACAGTAGAATTACCTACAGTACCATTAGAAATGGTTATAACTCCACTTCCACTAGAAGTATGATTAGATGCTAATACGCCAATACTAACAATAGTACCAGCACTATTATTTACATCTGGGTTTGCATTAGGGAAACTTGTCTCATTTGCAATTGGTACAAATCCACCTACTTCATCAACAAGGTCAACTATGCGTGCATCGATAGCTGCGGTGGTTGCAATCTTTGCGTCATCTGCAACCCATGTTTCACCTGATACTATCTCTTCAGCTGTACCAATATTATAATATAATTCATCACATCGTTTAGCTGAATATACCTTGGTATCACTTGTTGAAGTACCAGTGGTTACAACAGCATCACCTGTTATGTCATTACCATTTACAGTGTTAATATAAGCATTACCCCATCTAATATTAGTAGCACCTAAGTTATAGTTAGCATGAGTATGTGGAATTAAATTACTAGATACAGAGCTATTAACTTGTAAGGTACTAGTTGTAGTATGACCACTAACTGTTGCATTACCATCAATCTGAGCATTCTCATCAACATCTAATGTATCAATATGAGCAGTGCCATCAATCCATAGGTCTTTCCATTGATATGAACTAGATCCTAAATCGTATGTATCATCATTATATGGTCTTACATCTATCTTAAAGTCTGCATATGAACTCCATATATTAAGTAAAATATTAGAACCATTTCTAAATTTATGTGCTCCATCTACTTTATATACTATATCGCTAGTAGCAACTAATTCAGCATCATCATTGGTGACTTCAATAGTAAAGTCATCACTATTACCGAATTTTATCTTTACATCATCATCTAAACTTATCTCTGAAAACCAACCTCTTAGATTCTGTTCTTCTTGTAATGCATATAAAGCTTGATCTTGATTATTATTTAAATCAGCAGCACGAATTGATGATCCTGCTGCATATACAGCTTCAGCAGTATCTACTTCTGTATCTCTATATACTCTTACTAATACACCAGTTTTAGGAGCACCTGTACTTTCTTGTACAGTACTATCTATACTTGTATTATTAAAAGTTATCTTGGTTGGATTAGAAGTACTATTAACTGTGTATTTAGTTGTCGCTTGCGTTGCTCCATTTAAAGCAACCTTTACATCTTCAGTTGTTTGTTTTATAGCAGGGAATGTATACGAAAACTCTAGGTGACTACCATTAGGAGTATTCGTACCATTCTCTGTGTATGTTGTTGCCATTTTGTTTGTTGTTAATAGTCATGGCGGGTGGTGTTATTTTGCTATGTTTAATGTTTCATTTAATTGATCTATGTTACCAGCTTTTTGGTTATATTCTAAGTCTTGTTTTTCATATTCACGCTGTCTAATACCAGATCTTAGTGGTTCATCCAATTGATCTTCAGCTATTCGTTTAGATTGAGCATAGGCTTGAGTAAGTCTAGCGTAAATATTAGCAAATTTAGTAGTATCTAATATCTCAGAAGTAATAAAACCTCTTCTTGCAGCTTGTATGATATTAACAAAACCTTTATATACTGTGCCATCAGGAGCTGTATAAGTTAGTCTATTAGCATCTGATTGTATTTCACGTATTTTTTCTTGATAAATACCCATTTCACCTATCTTACTATTAATAGCTGATATCTCAAAGTTCTCTAATTGAGCCCCTTTTTGACTCAAACGCATAGTAGGAGAGCTATTAAATTCAATATCAATAAGGAACTGTCGTTCTTTAGATGGCTTATCGTGGATCTTGATTGGCCCCATATTAAACATTCTAATGAACCAGTTCTCTTGGAAACCAATAGGTTTACCATCAATAGGATCTACTAAAGGAGGTAATTTACGTGAAGGATCAACAGCATCTAACCAAGCATTTCTATTTCTCAATAAATCTTCAAATTCACCACGTAATTCACGTAATCCAGGGTATAATACTTTACCTATTTCATTACGTAAACTACCTAAAGGTACTAAGTTATTACCAAAACTAGTGGCAAATCTTTGAGCTGCTGCACTATTACCTTGCAGTACATCATGTAGAGGTTCTAATTGAGAAAGTACTGATCTATTAGTAATAGAAGATCCAAGAAGGAACATAAGTTTCTTATATAAATCCTCTTGCATACCTGATGTTAAACTATCAGCATTATCAACTACATCAATAGTAAGAGCTAACCAATCACCTATCGGTCCCATCCATTCATAACTACCTACTTTATTAGTACCAGGTATTGTACAAGTTTTAGGTTTCCAACCACTACGTATTCTCATACGTTGCCTAGCTTTATCATAATGACCTGTGCCAGTACATCTACCATCTATAGCAGCAAAGCCAGCTGCAGTAACAAATAAGCTACCTATAGCTGCTTTCCCTTTAAGTTCATAACGAAGCATTTGGAAGGTTTCAGTAGCAAACTCATCTACTGGTCTACCTTTACTTTGTAAAAATTGAACAATCTCATCTGTTGAGAATTCACTCATCTTCTTACGTCCTAATGGTCCCCATAGTTTCTGATAATCAGAAGATAGTATACCTGCTGGGCTCCACTTACCAAACGTATCAATAACATTTGCAGTTGTACGAGGGAACCAGATGAATGATCTAGCAGCTGGAAATCTTTTAAGGAAAGTATTGAAACCATCTACAACAGGTGAATCAGCATTCAACGCAATCTCACTTGTAATAGCATTAACAGTTTCATTATCAATCATTCCATTCTTATCAAACCAACTGTTATAAATATCTTCAGATACCTTACGTAAATTTGCATCAGTTATTTCTTCACCTGATTGAGCAAGTTTATTAAGTGCAATATACTTAGCTTCAGTATTAGCTACAACAGACTTAGCGAATCCGTCAAGAGCTGTCATAGAATTACCACCTAATCTAAGCATAGGATCCATAGACAGTGCATCTAAATCTTCATATACTTTAAGTAGCATTTGAGCTCCGTCTTCTCCATTCTTAGAAGCAGCATCTGCATAAGCTCTAAGGCTATCTAAACCTTTCTCAGTTTTCAATGCAATATCACTACGCATTACATAACTAACTTCTTTAGGATTAGTTGATGCTTTTCTAAAGACCAATCTCATATGGTCTAGTGATTTGGATAAAGTATCGTCTAATGCAAAGTGAGCTGTCATTGCTTTTTGAGCCCTGACAAAATCACCTTGAGCTACAGCACCAAATACAGTTGCAGTACCTCTACCAAGTAAACCTGTTAGGTTACCAGCTCCAGCACGAAAGGGAGTACCAATTGCTGATAAAGCCGAGTTAAATATATTACTCCACCAAGCCTTGTTAATAATTGAGGGTACATCAGGATTTGAATCGTAAATTGCTTTCTTAAATACTCCTAAGTTATCTTGAGCCCATTGATGTAACTTAAACATAGAGTCTACGTTACCATCAGTGAATTCATTAGCTAATAAGAAAGGTCTAAGGAATTGAGGGTTCTCTCTAGATACAGCCTTAAGTGTTTCAGTCCACTCTTTAGCTTTAGGTATGATCTCTGTTAGTCTTTCACCAGTATCACCTACTATGGCATCAGCTGCTGCATTCATTATACGTGCATCGCCTGTCTCTACAGCAGACTTCCAAGTGTTCATGTTAGACAACATGGAGTTAGCTTCAAAGTTAGCTAAAGCTTTCTCAACTTGAAGTACTTCTAAACGATCAGCCATTAAATCAATAGTCCTAGCAACAGAAGTACCATCTTCCATCAATCTAGCACCTTCAGCAAAGTCAGCTACCTGACCTGCTTCTGAGGTTACTAGATAAGCTCTTGCTTTATGCACATCCAGATCTAGCATCTGAGCTTTCAACTGCTTTACAGCAGAACTAATACCTTTTTTACCTGCAATCCTAACTGCAGAACCTTCTACTGATTTCTTGAATTCATCTAAAATTCCAAGAATATCATCAGTATCTACTCGTGGATGTAGAAGGGTAGCAGCTAATCGCTTACCTGCCTCATCAATCATCCGTGTTGTGATACGTTTACCTGATCTAAGGGTCTTAGTAACACCTTTAACAGCCTTGAGCTCAGCTGTTAGTTCACTAACTAGAGTTCTATTGGTAAGGTTTTGGAACTCTATCCCTTCTTTTCTACCAGCTTCGTGTAGTAAGTTACCTATCCTACCCCAACCAGTTTCTATATTATTTGTTATTTGTGCTTCATCAGCCATTGCTCCTGCAATGCCGTCAGAATCTCTAGTACGTACTAGTTTCTCACCTTCGTCAAAGAGTGGCCAATTAGGAGGCTCTTCACCTTTACCTAAATAGTATTCGGAGAGTCGATTAAGTTCATCTTCTTTCCTAGCATATCCTCTGAGTACTTGATCTTCTACAGGTTTATCAGAAAACTTAGTAGCATCAAATTCATCTGAAGTACGTGCGTTTAATTCCTTGGAGCTAATCTTAGTTTCTTTACCGGGTACAAACTTAGAAGTTCTTTTCAAACTCCGACCTGCCCCTGTAAGGTAAGCAACACCTTCTACTATACTACCTAGTACACCGAAAACAGCACCTTCATTAACGTTCTTAGCACGTTTCTCTCCGGGTGTGTCATCAGCATTAGTAGCTATACTATTAGGTATCCATTGAAAAGTTCTAGGCCAGTAACCTTTAAGAATACCGAATAAGTTATCATCTTTCTGATTCTGTTCTGCTACATAATCTACTAAACCAGCAGTACCTACATCAGCTCCAAACTTAGAAAAGTATTGGAATGATCTACTGTTACCTAAACCTTGTATTAATTTTGGTGCTGTACCTGCAGCGTGTGTCTTAGCTCCCCATGAGAGTAGCTTAGATCTTAAACCTAATGAAGGTATAATAAGTCCTGATATATTACGAAGAGCTTGGGTAGTGTTACTTTCATACTCAGGTATTTTAGGTATATCTAACCTATTACCAGGTACTGCAAAATTGATAGTATCTATAACAGTATCAGATATACCAACGATAGGTGCCACATCTTCTGCTAAACCTATAGCAGTACCTTTTAAAATCCCGCCTAAGCTTGGATCGTCATAAGTTCTGGTGGGTATTTTTGTTTCTTGTTCGCCTTCCGTAGAAGGTTGCTGTACTTGCTCAGGTTCTTGAGGAGTATCCGTAGATACTTCTGCTTCTGGCTGTACATCTAATTCTGCTGATATTGGAATATTCAACTTATCAAGTTGTTCCAAATCAAGCTCAAGTTCATTTTCCATATTTATGGTATTCCAGGTTCAGTGAATTTCTCGCCTATAGGAACAAATATATCTGCCAAATTTTCTTGTCTAGCATCTATTCTAGCCTTAACTGCAGTTGGATTCTTTCTATAAAGATTATTTATAGTTAAAATTACACGTTGCCTTTGGTTTGGACTCATTCTAGTCCAACCTAATTTAAGTAAACGTTGTAAATCTTTAACTTGATAAGCTGTAACTGTTAACTCACCTGCAGCATTTCGTTCACCTTCGAATGGTTCAAAGACTCTAGTCAAGCTGTCTTGTATTACTTTATCAGGTAGATCGCGTTCTTCTATATCTTGTAAACCCCAAGTTCTTGCAAAATCTGGATCAGTTTTTATGATATGTTTAATAGCAGGTTTTAACATTGTACCAACATTAGTTCCTAAATATTGAGATATCCATTCAGCTCTATCTGATGGTATACCATTAGTCAATAGTCCAGCAACGTCTTGTTGAGTTAAACCTTTACCTGAGTTAATGTATTCTTGAATACTTCCCGCCTCTTTTAAATCTTCTTTTAATTCTGATTCCCATCTTTCACCATTAATTTGTGTATATTTAATGGAAGATGCATCTTCTGCAGCTATCTTTATATTCTGAGCTTCTATATAATTCTTAAATTTACCGCCAACTTCAGTAACAGCATATAAACCATCTTTATCTTTACCTACTTGTCCGCCACCTCTACTTGTCCATAAGCCTTCTTTTAAAGTTAGTAGTTGTGTTCCTATATTATTATTACGTTGTATTAGATTACCTTGATCATCATATTGAGCCCAAATTAATTGAGATTCTTCAATAGCTACTTCTCGATCTAAATCATTACCAATGCTCTCTGCCCAACCAGATAAACCTTTATCTTCTTGGTAAATTGTTTTACTAGCAACACCATGTATTCTAGAATTAAAGTTACCTTTCTGTGGAGGATATTTTCCTCGTGATTCCTTTAATTGGTTGAACCTTTTTTGCATCAATCTTTTTACTGTATCATTCTCCTCAGCGTCTATGGTCTCTTGGGTAACATCTACATAACCATTGTCGTAATGCTCTTGTTCTCTAGCAACAGCTAGTTGACGTGATGATGGACTTTGAGCAAATACTTTTATGGACCTCATTTTATTAATGAGTTCTGTCGGTGCCCCTTTATTTTCTAAATCATCAATAACTGCTGTGTACTCAGCTTCAGATTTATAATCATGCTTTAAAGCTTTAGTCATAGCTGCATCACCTTCTAGAACAATTGCAGCTGTATTTCTAGCTAATGTTTTACCTTTACCTGCTTGTGCAGAAGCAACTAAATGCCTATACGCATCACCTTTTTGATTAAAGAAAGCTTTCAATACAGTAGCCTGTTCTTTTGAAAACCCAGCATGATCGAATTCATATTCAAACCAATCTTCAAGATTCTCATTAGTTATATATTCATCAGCAGCTAAAGCACCTAACTCTGCAGTAAGTTTATCCACAGCTTGCTGCATAGGTGTCTTACCGTCAACTTCTTTAAAAGTATCAGCAGATTCTTTCAGCTTTTGTACAGTATATTGACCAAATAATACCTTATTATCTTTAAAAGTCTTTAAATATTCTACATGTTTTCTATCATTTTTATCTGATATTTGAGTAAGTTTGGCAGCTTTAGCTAAATTAGCATGTGTACTTGTTTGTTGTTTAAAATCTTTTAATGCAGTACTAGCTAAAAACTCTTCGCTAAGTTGATACTTCGCGTATTTCCTAATTCTCCAATTTTTATATGCTTGCTGTTTATCTTCATCACTGTAAGCTTCGTATTTTGCCTGTGTAATTCCTTCTGAATTATATGGTTGATCATTTACCCATGTATTAAATGCTTGTGGAGTATGAGTCTTACCTTCTCTTATAGACATTAATTGTCTAGCTCTTATAAGTTCAGGACCACTCCAACCTTCTATTTCATCAGCAAGTTCATGAAATCTTTTATTTTTATCAGCTCTTAACTCTTTAAGATATGCTTGTAAAGGTTTTGTCTCAGCATATGCTTTATCTGTACTCATTTTCTGTTGGATTTCCATTGACTTATCAATGGCATCAAATTCACCAGGAGCACGTATCGTTGTGTTCCATTTATTATCAAACTCTTCCGTTTCTTCTAATTCTGCTTTAGCTTTCTTAGCATCTATTGCTTGTTTAAGTTTCATTGCAGATGATGAAAATTCAGCAACTTTAGCAATAACTTTAACGAAAGATTCTTCTCCTTTAACTTTAACTTTCTCAGCTCGATGAGCTTCCCATTCTGCTAAAGATTTTTCTTCTTGTCTATTTCTTTCATCAACAGCTTGACGAAGTGGATCGTACCAATTAACTGGCCCCTGTGCTATTAAGTATTTTGATGATCTCATAATTTACTGACCTGCTATTACGAACGGTGTGGCTATTTGAGCTATGGAACTACCGATACTAAGTGCATCCATAAACATAGCCTGGCCTACATTACGTAGAACAGGAGGTGGTGGTGCAATATCAGGACTCTTGACGATATTATTTCTAGCAAAAGATTCCATCTGAGCTTGCCTTGCTTGGGCAGCTGCTTGAGCACCTTTTTTACTTAACTCTCTTCTAGCTTGAGTTAATTTATAAGCGTCACGTGAACCTTGAGCCATAAACTGGCCAATATCTACTGTACGCATTCTTCTAATAGAAGCTCCAGTACGTCCTGCGGCAGCTAATTGGTCACTTGAAGATTCCGTTGCAAATTTTCTAAATCGCTCTTCTTGAGCTTGAGTGGCCTCTCCAATTAGATCTCTATATTTTTCTTGTATCTCTGCATACGCGTTACCTAAACCAACGTGAGCAGCATCTAATGTTTGAGCATGTTGAACTCGTTCAGTTTTGGTAACACCAAGTTCGTTCATCCACTTACGTTCTCTAACTTTAAGTTGATGCTGATAATTCTGTTTGGCAGCTTTATTAGCTGCTCTAGCCTGACTTCCTAAGCACACGGCAAAACTCTATAAAGGATAAGTTGTTAGGCCCGTGGGAAATTTCTCGTAGAAATTTGAAGCCTAAAAATTTGAGTAATTTTAAATGAACAGTGTTGCGTTTATCAACAATGTTCCATAGCAAAGGTTCTGTTCTACTCTCAACAAACCTTTTAGCTTCTCTTGCAAATGTTACTGGGTATTCATGAATAGCGGGTGTGCATATCATCCATATAATACCGTTATCAACTCCGGCCATTCCGGCAGTCTTGCCGTTAGGCACCTCAAACCATACCCCAGTGCTCTCCTGAGCGGACTTAGTGAGGACTTCCATGGGATCTAGGCCCCAGCCCTCTTCGATCTCTCTGCGGTCATCTGGACGTAGATTAGAGGCCACCTCAATGGCAGCCTCCAATGTGATAGGGTGAATGTAGTTAGACACTTTTATAATACTTATTTGTATAATCTCCTTCCCAACTCATTGAATACAATGTTGCTGGTGTAGGATGTGTGGATTTAAGTGTTATTGATAAATTTTTATTTTTTTCATATACTGGTACTGTACTTATGTATGGATCAGTTACAGCAAGAGCTGAACTACGATACAAATCAGCATCTGTGATTTCATGAGTTTCAGTGTAATCTGATTTACCAAGTCTTTTTAGTGTAGTATTATATAAACCAAGAGGACCAAAATTAAACTTTAATCTATGGATAACCAGCGATCCACGGTTCATTGCTTTATACCCATTCTCTGTTTGAGTCAGATAATGAATAGTTGGGAATTTAAGTTCCATATCAAAGCTGTAACCTACTACTATATCTACTCCGTTCCAATTTCCTGGTACCCATAGAGTAGTACTATCCTGATGTTCTGCAGTTGCATACCTACCTATATTATCACCTGTAACACCGTATACCATTAAATTAGGAGAAGCTTTATAAGCACCTGCTACTATAGTAAAAGTAGTTTTATCTGATGCATTGCTATAAGTTGAACCTATAGTTATGTTCGAAGCTCCATCTAAATGCACTGGATAAGAAATATCATCAGTTGTACTAGAAGTATCTTGATCTTCTACAGTTTCTATTGAATCATCTCCTGTTTTAATATCAAATTTTATTAATTTATCTTTACTATCATGTCTAATTACTATATATAACGAATCATCTAAGACTGCCATATGTTCAATAGTCCCATGTACTGTCCATCTGAACCAAGCATTTATTACTCGTTTCTCAACAGAACTGAAGTATCTATAACCAAAAATCTCATTACCAGCTCTAGTAGCAAAGAATAGAATTCCATTCTCTCTAGAATTAGTAATAAGAGTTAAATCTTTAGAAAATAACTCCGAAACAATCTTTGTTTGTTCAATTACATCTGGTCGGCCTTCACGTAAAGTATTAGTCATTTCGAAGAAACGTGAGTTCTTACCAGCATTATCTAAAAAGCCTATGGTAGTTCCAAGTGAAATGGGATTAGTATTATGATTAAAATTATAAGTTGATACTGAATTTATCTTAGCTGTCATCGGACTCAATACATCTGAGTCAGTAGTTAACATAAATTGCTGATTTTTAGTGAATAATATTAATCCACTATTAACTTGTATACCATCATATATAATAGCTGGATATTCAGAACTACAGGAAATATCTATATTATCTGTTGCAGTATAAGTCATAGCAGTCTTAGGCCAGAAGTTATAGAAACTTCCAGGTCTAGACAAATTTATATTTTCATCGCTAAGTAGAGCCATTCTATTTCTAAAGAATAACATCTTAGTAATAGGCTTACCTATAAATGAAGGTTCTGTTACAGTAACTGTATCACCAACTGATCTTTTATCCCAAACCAGGTGTTGTATTCTAAATGTACCATTACTAAGCCTACGTAATTGTACAGGCATTGTAGAGGGATCTAATGAATTTGTGATACCAGGTTTTGCACATTCTTCCCAAACACCAGTACCATCTCTATTATTATTACCAAAGAATTTCAAGTAATAATCATCTTCCTCTACAACACTATTAGATACTTTCACTACATAACCGTGTTTACATTGATGAGGAAGATCAGCTATATCTTTAACTGACGTCGTAAGGACATTAAGTAATTCGCCTACAGGTGTTGATAGATTAAAAGAAGAAGCAGCATTCTTTATGTATATACCATTACCTATCAGTTCAACTGTAGGAGCCCAGCCTGAAGTAGTTGATGGGAAGTATAATGTCTGACCTGATGATCCACCATCTCCTGTGATGTATAGATATATACCATTATTTGCATTCCATTCAGACGAAGCTATTCGAAACCGATCCGTACCATCAGTTATAATCCAATACTCAGTCATTACATTAGTTGCAGGGGTCATATGACCACCACTATAAGTACTATCTGGAGTTACCGTCCAAGCAGTGGTCGCTGAGTTTGTCATTACATATACAATTTTATCACCAGTTGTTAAACCATGATTAGTTTTGGTTATTGTATGTGGATTTGAGTCAACTGATCTATTGACATCATTATGGTCAATGGCTATACTTCCAGCTAGGGGAATTTCAGTGATCAAAGTCTGTAATTCTCCTAAAATACTCTCAGCTGTTACAACTGTTTTAGTATCAAAAGATGTAGGAGTAGGCCTTAGTAAACCAGCTCCAGCAGTACCGCCTACTGTAGCTTGGACTTTAGCAGTACTAATCTCATCAACTGTTATTTGTACACTACAGCTTCTAAAACCAACTTCAAAGACTTGACCTTTTGCCCAACCTTCTCCACCATGTAGTAGATCTAAGATAATTTGATAGCGTCCATAATATGTAGGTGTTTCATCTCTTTGATGTGGTACACCTTGACCAGTACTTGTTATACGGAAGTATAAGTTTTCTTTAACATTATCACTACTATTTACTCCAGCAATAGTCTCAGTTGCTGTGTATGTAGTAGTAGCACTGCCTCCTGAACCATCTAATTTCTTTAATGTAGCAAGAGTAGTTTGTGCTCCACCTTCTTTAAAAGCTAATCTGAATTCAGTTCCGTAATTAATACTATCATTAATATCATTCTTTTCTTGAATAGTCCCAATCGTAAATTTTAACTTGTGATAATCAGAATGGTTTCTAAAACCTTCAGCTAACCTTTCTGTCTTTTCTAAATTATTACTTCCTAAATCAAAGTTTTTTTCAATGGTAGTTGTACCATCACTTATTTGAAACCAACCATCAGCACTTATACTTGAAGTATCTATTGTTTGTACTTCTGGAATACCATTAATACTATAGATTTTTGTACCTACATTAGGTAATAGGGAATCCATACCAGCATTAATTAATTCAGCTGATACTCTTGTAGCTGTTGTAACAGTAGTTAAACTAGTATCATTAAATAGATTTACAGCATACTGACTAGCATATGCTACTTTTTTTAATTCAAGGTAAGCTTCATTATCTCTTACCGGTTCTATCTCCGAACCCATTGAAGCCAGCTTATTACGATTAGTTATATATGTAGCATCGTTAAGAGTTAATGTTTGGATATCTCCATCAGTAATAGTTGAACCATCAGTTGGTACTGTTTTTAAATAATTTTTTATATCAGTTTCTCTAAGTGCAGTAGTAGTTACATACGTCCAGGTATTACCACCTACTGTTTGATCACCTGAGTAGGCTATACTTGGTGCGGTGCTGCCTGTTGAGATACCATCAGTACTTGCTCTATAAACTTTACTATTAGCACTTACTTCGTCACCAATATAATACTGTGTCGCTGTAGCCCAAGCTACAGGTGTATATGATACAGCCTTTTCAGACCCATCACTACATTTCCACATCTTGACCAGGCCAGTACCTAAATCAACCTGTCCTACATATTGCTCAGCTTCATCTCTATAATAATGAAACCATTTACTATTTGTTTGTACTGAATTTAATGTACCATCACTTAATGATGCTACTAATTTACTACCAGGACGTTTTGCTAATCCATGTGTTATATCTGGAAGGACGTTGACAGCATCAACAAGCTGACCTGGTACTTTTAATTCATCTGGTTGCTGAGATATACCACCATTATAAGATGGTATTGTTTGCGTAATACTTGCCATTAGCGTCTGAGTACAGTATAAGGTTGATATGATTTATAGTATGTTTCATGATCAAACCCAAAGTAAGAAGAATCACTTTGATTACATTCATATTCCATACAATTAGCTCTTGCTAGACCTTCTTGTTGTTGTAATAATTGAACTAGTTGTGGATTTGAGACGAGTTGTGTTGCAGCTCTTACTGCAGCTCTATAAGTTATATACCTCTGAAATACATTTGGAATATCTTCGAAAGGATATAAATAAACATAATCTAAATATAATTCAGCAGCAGTAAATACATCTGTATGCTTTACTTTATCATATAATTTACCATTACGTTTGATAAGATCCATAGATTTATCTGCTAGATTATCGTTTAAATCTAAACGTAAAACATTAGCAGGAACAGTTATATTATTTGAAGAATCCGGTGATTCTTTTACATGTTTTTCAATATTGAAATGCCATCCTTCATTTTGTACATCTTTGTTAACTTCCGTTAATATATTGTAGATGAAAGATATCTCAGGGTTCTCATAGTCGAGAGTAGTTACTGGTGATTGACCAATGCTACCCAGAATTGAGTTCACTGCGGATAGTTCGGTATCGGTGTCAATTGTCGAGGTAGCCATAGGTATAAATTTTTGTGAATAAAAAAAAGGAGCCCCGAAGGACTCCCCTTTGTGTGAATAATTAAGCGAATGCAGCAGGCTTAGTGGATGTTCCTGCGAACAGTTCCACAGCAGCAGCTGGGTTAAGAGGAGCAGCACCCATAGCCAAGCGTCCGAGGATAACGTCACCCTGATAGATCACGGATACGTCACCTGAAGTTACTTGTACTTGAGGTCCGATTGCTTCTACACAACCAACAGCTTCTTTCTGGAATATAAGTCCACATGAGTTAGCGAACTCAGTACAGTCTTTTGACCACTAGGAGTAGCGTTTGCGTCCATAGCAACAGTAGCTTCACTTACGAAGGAACCTGTATTACCAGGATCAGTCGTGCCAGGTACTGTAGCACCAGCAGTTCCACCATACTTAACACCATACTGACCGAAGAACGGAATGTTCATCGACTTGAAGATCTTAATGCCAGCAATCGAGATGATTCCGTTTCCGGACTGGAGTGCGTCTCCAGATTCATCACGGTTGATTAGAGCGTTGGTAGATACATCCTGGATTAGTTCGTAGTACTGTCTTGGAGAAAGTACAGCGACACGTCCTTCACCTGAAACTCCCTTCTCATCTAGTGCAGCTGCAGCATCATAGAAGGCAGCGATTAGTGAGGCAGGTACGTAAGCATCAGATGCTTGAGCGTTTGCACCAACACGGATTTGAGTTCCACCTGGTTCTACAAAGTTAGTTGCAGTTACTGGTGAAGCTTTACGTGCAGCACTAGATACAGCACGGAAGATCCGACGGTCATAGTTCTCAGCTAGAGAGTAACCAATTTTGCGTGAGATTTCACCACGTAGGTCGTAATGAGCAAGCGTCTCATCTAGTTCATACACGAAGGCTGAACTGATCAAGAGGTCATCACACTGAATGGTGACTTCTGCTACAGGAGGCGCGCCATCGGTGTTACCCATGATGGACTGACCTGGAACATGGAACTCACTTTTGGTGCGGCCTGTGAAGATGAACTGGAGTGATTTCCCGTTCTTCAAGGTACGCTTTGTGATTAGATCCCTAGCAATTGTATTGCGTTGGAACCCTTTAAATAATTCTCCACTAAATAATTTCAAGTAGAGATTTCTCCTAGCATCAGTCGTTGAAGCTGCTAGGTTAGCGGCACCACCCCAGGTTAGTTCACCTTGGGCCGTGCTATTTTGTTGGGCCATTTATCTATTAAAAGATTGTATTGTTTACTTTCTTACGCGTAATGGTTTGATCATTTTGTTGTGGTCTTTCCCACCGTCTAGACGGCTAAAGGTATCCTGCGTACAGGGCTAAAGCCAATGCAGGAGAGGTCCTACTCTGAGGTGCCTCTCCCACTAATCAGAAGTTATTCTTCTGAATCAATCTGCTCTTCTTCTTTATCTAAAGATTTCTTCATGTCAGCCTGTAAAGCTTTATTAGCTTCAGCTGCTCTTGAGTCTAAAGACATAGGAGTGACAAAAGCTATTGGTCTTGCTGATTGCTGAGCCATCAGAACTTAAACTTAGCTCCGAGCTTAGTAGCCCAGGCATTGTCATCATCAGTGTCAGCATCAGCAGTCAGTACTGCCAATTCTCCATAGAAGTCGAGCTTTTCTGTTGCAGCTAGGCTTGCACCTACTTTACCAGAAAGTCTATTATCTGAATCTTCACCATCTGTGGCTAC